GTTTCCCAGTCACGATCCGAATGTCTTTACTGTAATCTGCCATAATAGTTACCTACCGGTTATGATGCTGTATCCCATTTTAGGATGCGGTTCTGTAGGCCGTCAGCTGCGTTGTGTACAATACCGAAACCACCTAAGTAGTACCAGGCTATACCACGGCTACGTCCAAAGTCTGTTGGTATTTTACCACGAATCTGCTCAGGCTCAACGATTGCTTCTGCTACAGTGTCTGCACCGAAGAAGTACGCTGCATCTGACTTACCGTTTGACCACGCTTCACTGGCAATATTGGTTTGCTCTACAAAACGAATGCCTTCGTAGCGACCTGTTTCACCGTTGTAAATTAGCTGCATACCAGACTCGGTGTACTGATGAATGGCTTCTAAGTCGTTCTTGAATGCACGGAGTGTGGTTGGTCGAGCGATTGAGAAGTAGTCATCCTGCATGAAAGGTGTGATATCACGCTCTTTCATAATGTCTGAGATAGACTTGATATGTTCTTTACCTAACGCGATGTTGTTGGTAATCGTAGCGCCGCCAGTTTCGACTGTAACTGCTGAAGTATCGTTACCACCTGTAGGCGTTAGAGTTACGACAGTAGCGTCAAACTGTACATGGGCTGCGCCATCTAAGGTTTTACGGGCATCGTTTTTCAAAACTTTGTTGATTACTTCTTTCACCGGATGGCGCGACAAGTCATCAAGTTTCTTAGTGTAAGGTACGGAGTTGCCGTACTCAGTCACTGTAAGCGTACCCTGGGTAATTGTGTAATTGGTTTCAGGCATTGCTTGAGTTTCGTCTAACGTAGAACCTTGCGTGCTCACATCAGAGTACACGTTCCAGTTGAACTTCTCACCTTTACCAGTGCCCTTACCTTCTTTAATATCACAGAACTGGCGGAATCGACTCATCGGCTGTAGCTCAGTTCGTAGATAGTCTGATAACTCATCTGAGTACATGAACCCACCCAGTGTATCAGTATTCCATACTTGACCTGCCATAATTTAAATAACCTCTTATCTTAGTTAAAATTTCGCTGGCCGCGAGCTGCTGCCATCTCTGCTATAATATCGTGTGTGCCTTTTACCTTCGGAGCTGGTGTAGGTCCTCGACGTACAGTTCGCTGCTGAGGCTGACTAGGTGCGCTTTTCTTCCGAGCTACACGCTTGTCTTCACTACTTACTTCAGCTGGTGCTGGCTGAGGAGCTAACGACTCAACCCAATTGTTGACGCGCTTTCCTGCTTCGGTAAAGTAATCTTCATACGATGGGTTGGTTGCCTGGAACTCAGGGTCTTGCTGCAACTGTACTGTCATATCGTCTACTTGCCGCAACAGAGTCTGGTCGTTCGCTATAGCGCTGAACTCATCAGTGTTTAAAAATTTATCATAAGCCGACTGCAAATTCTGCTGGTCAGTATGCGCTGCTATGCGCTGGTCGACAGCTTGACTTACATCAACTACAGGCTGAACTGGTTGTTGCTGCGCTGCCAGGGCTTCGCCTAGTTTAGCTGCTGCATCTTCCACATCGCCATCATAAACTTTTTGTAAAGCGTCCTTCAACACTTCTGTTGTTTCGGCAGTAGCTTCGGGCTTGTCATCTGGTAGGGTAGACTGCTGTGAGGCTTGCTGCTGTGCTATCAGGTTCGCATATACTTGTCTAGCTTGTTGAGCTTGCTGCATTAATACGTCAGCGTTCTGCTCTTTTTGTAGTTGCACTATAGCGTCATCAACTGACACTTCGCGTAACTCACCATTAACTTTAAGCTTTAAGAATTGCTTACCATCATGCGTTACTAGTGGATTATCTGTGTTTTGATTTGTGTTGTCAACAACTTCTTCGACTTCTTCGACTTCTTCGACTTCTTCGACTTCTTCCTCTTGGGAGTCGTTAATGTCGTCTGGGTGGAATCCATGTTCTGCTTTGAACTCAGCTTGAGCTGCTTCACGTTCAGCTGTCGAGTCTGCTACAACTTGGGCCATTGCTTCAGCACGAGGGTCCACGAACTTAGGTTCTTCAGCTTGCTCAACTACTTCTTCAGTATCGTCGTTGCCAAATGTATCTAGCTCGTTAGTTTCTTCTTCGAGTTTCTTATTGTCTTTAGGGTCCATGTGTCACCATACCTTCTTAGTTATTCAAAAGTTGTTTGAGTTGTGTGAGAGCTTCGTCACCATCTACAATTATAATTGCAAAGATTGACTCTACCTGGCTAACTACTTTGTAGTCATACTTAGCCTTCTCAGTCGAGGCGTCATCCAAAGCTTCAGCGCACGCCTTCATCGCTGCGAACTTCTTGGCTGATAGCAGTGCTCGGATGCTTTGGCCTAAGTCAGTGTATAGAAATGCCTTAGCTTCGTCACGAGCACTAACTACTTTGTTTAGCTCTACGAGTAGGTCATCGTTATGCTGCGCTGCAACAAACTCCTCATGGCTGAGTTCGTCACTACCTACATTGTCACCGTCATACATAATTAAATCCCTGGTTTACCTGTGGTTCGTTTAAATTCTAACTCGTTACGCTTGTTGCCTTCAGAGATAGCAACTTGGTCACGACGTGTTTGGTCTTTCATCTGCTCGATTTGCAGCTTAGATTGTACCTGAGCTAGTGTCATACCTTCCTGTAGTGCCAATGTCATTTGGTGCATCTTCTCCTGAGATTGTATTTTAGCCATCGCAATCTCTCTATCCAGTTCGATACGCGCCATCTTCTCCTGGTCTTGCGCTTCTGCCGCACCTTGCTGGTACGCCTGTTCGAGGTCTGCTTGGCTAAGCTCCTGCTCTTTATCTCCTGGGCCTTGGCCCTTGAGGAATCTGGCACCATCTTGGAATCCTACTGCTGCGAAAATTTCTTTTGTTATTTCGTCACCGTCGATTCTAGGAAGCTGCTCTGGCATCTGAGCTATTGAGCCTAGCGCATAGTTTATTGATTCGACCTTGCGTTGAGGACTTGTAGCACCTAGACCTACGTTGACATTTATAGTCATCTTATCGTTAAGTACTTTGTTCTTCAAGCTTGCTCGTGTTTGGTCGTACTGCTTAATATCTTCTTCGCTAGCATCTTCAGGTAGCTCAGCTAGGCCCATGCTGTCCAAGTCATAAGTAAGCCCCAGTTCTTTGAACGCTTCTTCAAATGAGTTGTTGAATATTACATCATCTGTTTCGTACGCTTGGATGTACTGTATCAATAACTCCAGTTGCGGCTTGGCCCAGGTTTCAACAAACGTTCGAATATCAAATTCACTTAGTGAGTTAGCGCCCTCTGATAGCAGCTGCATACCACCAACAGTCTCGTTCAGGTTCTCATTGTTCTGGATGCTCGAACCCATAAACGTGCCTGAGATATCGTTGGCTTCAGTCTCCAGTCGCTCTTGCTCTCGGTAACTTGAGCCTGTCACATCCCGTGTGTCGACCACCTTAACATCACGCTCAGGGTCGTCAGTCACGATGCCGCCACCTGGCACGCTACGCATTAGCGAGTCAAGATCCACCATAGCGCCACGCCGTATGATGTATCGCTTGTTCAGAGCTAACCGGATGTTATCCATACGCAAGTTGGACAAGTCGTTAATACTTGTTTGAAGTCCGGCTACCAATTCTGTTGCTGAGTTAGGTGAGAACTTATGCGCTTCAATAATACTGAACCCATAGTTCAACGGACGCTTGCCTGTGTGGTAAACTTCCCGCAACGGCTTAGGGTCGGTCAGCATGAACTGTGTGCCTAATGTCCAATAAACATATTCCTCACCACCCATCCTAACAAAGTTCTCATGTGCCCAGATGACTTTGAACTCTGTCCGGTCCTGCGAATCCGTTTTGTCGGGTCGGTTGTCACCTTCACGCGCCTGACGTACTGTATTGTACGAGTCCCGACTAGCTGAAAGTATCTCTCCCTCACTAAGTGACCGCCACTCTGGTTCGCCTGTCTTGTCATTGACTGCCTCCATCTTGTCCAGGATATCAGTCAGGTGCATCGGTACCAGGCGGATTACATAGGGGCTAGTGTTGATAGGGTCTCGCCAATCACACTCAGGGTCTAGCAATAAGTTCTCAACCGGTATCATGTCGATGCGCGGTGAGTCCTTAACTACAACAGTCTTTGTCTCATACTTAGTGCGGCCAATAATCTCGTTGCCCATCACATCAGTCTCAGGAACTTCTACCTCAAGCTCTCGCTCCTCATAGTCCCAGGTTGTGTATGTGCAGCATGGGCCATATACACGAGTATCCTGCCATGCACCCATAGCAGTTAAATACCACGGGATGGTTTTTGTCAGCCTGTACTGGAGTATCTGCTTCATAATACGAGCAGCTGCTACCTGCATTGGGTCGTTCTGATTGGCAGCTACTACGTCAATAAGGTCTTGGTTGCTGAACATCGCCTGAGCAAATGCAGATGACGATGACCGCTCTGCTGACCTTGATAGTGGTCGGAACAACCGACTACGGCCTTTGTATTGGCGGGTCATGTAGTTGCTGCGACGGAAGTGGTTGCTGTTGAAGTGGTCAGCGTTACGCTCCCATTGCACTGTAAGGGCTGCGTCTTGGTAGTATCGAGCTGATGTGAAATTGTCTGCTGCTAACTGCAGCCACTCACTATCTGAACTCAAGCCTTCAACCTGCTCATTGAACATCTCAGGTGCTGACTCAAGTGATTCGTTCGTATCTGTTGGTGTAGTCTTACTCACGATAGGTCTGCCTTGTGGTTGCCTTTAGTTTGTGATTGTATTTGGCGAACAGCGTCAGCGTCAAATTTGTCACGCCTTAGTCCGAAGCGTTCCAGTATCTCACCGCCTACAGCTTTGATATGGCTGCTAAGTGATGATAGGTGAATCTCACTAGTCTTCATACGCCAGCCATGCAGTGCGCTCATGTGTCGGTTGAACACGTTGACGATACCATTGCGGATATCAACATGGACTTCCCAGCCGTGACCTGGGTAATGGCGTACAAACTCAAGCCCTATCTTCTGCGCCCATAGTCTGTCCTTGATGCGGTACTTTGCATCCTCCGGGTCGTTGGCAATTTCAAGTTCCAGTTTCATCCGCTCATGCTCAGCCTCAGCTTTCTTCTTGGCCTCAGCTGCTTCGTTACGCGCTTTGGTCCGCATATAGTCGCCGACGTCCATAGTTATGTCCAATTTCGGGACGTGCAGATGGACATTTGTTGTGGCAGCAGTTGTATCACTTGTCACCGCTACTGTCTGCTCATAGCTCATTGTGTCACCTTAACTGTTTATCCACCGGTACGTTTGACCCGGCTGTGTAGGTCTTTCGACCTTAACTCTGTTGCCAACATAATATACTGGATATGGCTGCTCGACGCCATCTAATTGTTGAGTCAAAGCTTTGGCGCTCATCTTCTTAAACGTAACTTGCTGCGATAATGGTCGTGACATAGCCGTAACTCCTTAAATCATTTACTGTATCAGTATTCATCGTCAGGTTCAAACGACTGCCCTTTGGACCCCATCGACTCTGACGGCCTGAAGAATGTTAGAGCAAGTGCGTCACCCAGATCAGGAGATTTAATCCCGCGCTTCTTCATCTCAGCCTTACTCTCCAACTGAAGTTTATCACCTGACGAGTCAAACTTGTAGGTCACTGAGCATAAGTCCTGTTGGAACTCGTCCTTGTCCGGTAGCTGCGCGCCGGTCTCAAGCCACGTTTTGACAGCGTGCCATATCTCAGACCGCTTGTTCTTGTAGTGCTCCTCGTCAATTGCCGAGCTTGCGAAGTTCACAGCGGTTATCATGTGCCCGTAGCCTAGCTCAGCTAGTCGGTCGTACACGCCAGCACCGTACCCACCTGTCGAGTCGATGCCTATGAAGTCTGCTTTCCACTGACGTGCTGTCCTAATGACACGACCTGCCACCTCCATGTTGTCCAGTTTGTCGTATCGATAATACGCCAGCACGACACGACCTTGGCGTATGACCACAGCAGTAGAGTCGTCCCCTTCCCGCGCTACGTCCACACCCATAACGACTGGACCAATTGGCTGATAGTGTTTGACCTTGTCCCGCTTACGGGCCATGACCACTAGTTCTGCCGGGATTAGTACGTTGTTCACCGCACTATTGAACGCATCCTCTGGCGTAGCAGGGTACTCTCGTTGGAACTGCGCTACGTTACCTTCTTTGTTTGCAATCTTACGCCGCCGCCAATATATCTGGTCGTCATTCAGGTCGTACAGTTGCTGTATCTCCACCTCATCCTCAAGTAGTTCAAACCCTTCAGGCGCAGGTTCTTGGTATTGCTCCTCCCAGAACCATGGTATAAATACCCGGACGTAGCCGTTCCAAGTTGCTGGCGGCTTCTCGTCAATATAGCACGCGTTCTGCCACATAGAGTGGAAGTACCCGCCGAACCCAGCAGCTGTCGACTCAAGGTAAACCTCAGTACCTGGCTCCTCCGGTATCCCCTCCATCGCACCGTCAGATATCTCTTTAGCTGCTCGCCAGTATGCAACCTCACTGTTAGATGATGCACATTGTACCAAGCAGTACGAATGGTCAGGGTGGTTGACCTCCAGGTCATAAACCTCTTGCAGGCCAATAGGTGTAATGTCAATGACCGGCACCCACGCGTATCCGTTCTTAACTTCGACCGGGTTGTACTCCAGGCGCTCACAAGCATCGTACTCCACGCCAATGTTAAGCGCCAACCGGTCAGCCCCTTCACCTGAAAGTTTTACGCTATACGACCTGATTGGGGTGTCCTGTCCATACTCACAGCCAGACTCCCAGCTTAGGTCAGCCCAGCCGTAGCCTAGCGCCACCAACATGTCCCGAAGGTGAACTGCAATCTCAACCCAGTGCGTCTTGACCATCAAGCATCGAGTAGGTTGTGAGCTGTAGCAAGTGTGCAGTAGGTGGCCTGTAACCAGACCTTCAACAAAGTCCTTGCCCATATTCCACCAGCTGTGCGGGAACCGAACAAGGTTGTCCTCACCGTAGTTGTCAATGAAGAACTGAGCTAACGGGTAGCTCTGCAATGCTATCACTGCAATGTTGGAAGGTTGTCGGTAGCTTATGTCCATCCTATCGAACAGATGGCCTAGCGGCTCTAACCACTTCTGAATAGTCTCAAGCTCGCAAGTGTTGATGGTAAAGCACACAGCGAATGGCGTATCAATTGACCGCTCAATGAACCCACGGTCGATGTACAGCCCGACTAGTCTTCCAAGGTCATAGCTCAAGTCAATCGACCCGCCCTTGTCGAGCCCGTACGGCACCCACCCGATTGTGTCCAGGATTGTCCGAACCGGGAACCCAATGCACTCGTTGGCACCAAAGTCTTTTACTTTCTTCATCCCGTCTTTGGTGAAGAACTTATGCTCAATGCTAGCCCCGATAGGGTTGGCCACTGACCCACGCAGTGTGACCTCCACACAGTATTTATATTGCTGCGACACGAACGAAACCTGAGCAGTCGCAC